GCGCGAATCAATCGACACTAGGCGAAGCTGAACTATTTGATATAGTTGCAAGAATTGCCGAAGAGTCGATGAAAGAAGAGCGCGAAGCGCACAAGAAAGAGCTTGAAAAAGCTCAAAAAGAACAAGACACTCTCAAGCAAGAACTTGCTGAAAGTAATAAAAAATTAAATCAGTTGTCCAAGCAAAATGAAAAACTTGCACAAACTGTACAATCGCTAAAAGAGACACTAGTTGAAACAAATACGTCCAACGGTAAGCTCTTTTATACGAACTGTGTTTTGAAAGATCCCTCTTTGAATGAGCGACAAAAAGAAAAACTTGTCGAGAATCTTTCCAAAGCACAGTCATTAGAACAAGCTAAAGTCATTTATGAAACTCTAAATTCAGTGGGTAGCACCAACGGTAGCGTTCAAAAACCAAAATCGCTGAGTGAGGCATTAAATAGAAATAGCTCTTTAGTTGTTAGCCCCCGCAGAACTGAAGAAAGAAAAGAAGCAGATCCTGTTTCTGATCGTTGGAAGCGTCTAGCGGGTCTATAAATTATTTAACTATATCTAAAGGAGGATATAATCATGTCAGGTATTGTAGAAAGATTAACAGAAGGTATTGTTAGTCGCGACCTACAAAAAGAAGGTGCTGCCCTATTGAACAAATGGACACGTACAGGTCTTTTGGAAGGTATCGATAACGATATTACAAAAAATTCAATGGCTCGTCTATTAGAAAACCAAGCAAAAGAACTACTCCGCGAAGCAACCACAATGGCTGGTGGCGACGTTGAAGGTTTTGCTGCTGTAGCATTCCCAATAGTAAGAAGAGTATTCGGTCAGTTGATCGCTAATGAGATTGTCTCCGTACAACCCATGAGCCTTCCCTCTGGTCTAATCTTCTTCCTAGATTTCTCTTATGGTAATAAGCGTCCTTCCGGTACTGGTGCTGATGTTGCAACAACTACAGATTCCTTATACGGCGGTGGCGTTCTAGCTAGGCAAATCACAGGCGGTGTTAACCTCGGTTCAACATCACAACCACAGTTTGCCGAAAAAGGCTTTTATGCTCTAAACCAAGGCTATTCTTCACCAATCAAAGGCTTAACTGCTGCCGTAACAGTAGTCGCCTCTGGTACAGTTGGTGGCACTTATACTGGTACTGCTGCCTATACAGCTTTGGGTGATAGATTGGTTCAATTCGATCCAGATCTATCTGGTTCTATTGTTTGTGTTGGTACAGTTGCTCAAAGCGGCTTTACACAATTAAATACCGACGCTTTGGTTACTTTGACCATTACATCATCTTTGGCTGGTAATGGCGGTAGACAAGTTCGTCGCTTGACAGTGAAAGACCCCACAGATTCAACTAAATATTTAATTGTAACAGTTGCTACAGGTGCTGCTGAAACTACTGATTCACTTAAAGCCGCTTTGAATACAACACTAGGTTTTCAATACTCTGCCGCTGACAAGTTCCAATCTGGTGGTGCAACAGTTGGTTCCGTCGTTGGTGCCGCCGATTGGTTACTAGAATCTGATGTTACTACAGTAAGTGGTAATATTGGTGACGCTGCCACTTCAGCAATTCCTGAAATTGATATCAAAGTCGATTCAGTTGCTGTAACAGCTATCACTAAGAAACTACGTGCCAAGTGGTCGCCCGAACTAGGTCAAGACCTCAATGCTTATCACAACCTCGATGCAGAAGTAGAGTTAACCTCTATTCTCTCTGAGCAAATTGCTCTAGAAATCGATCGTGAAGTATTGGGCGACCTAATCAAAGATGCATCCGCTTCAACTCTATACTGGTCACGTAGACCCGGTAAGTTCGTAAATCGTACTACTGGTGCTACCATCTCCGGGGTAAGCTTTACTGGTAATGTCTCCATGTGGTATGAAACACTCATTGAAACAATCAATGACGTTTCTGCTCAAATCCACAGAAAGACACTACGCGGTGGTGCAAACTTCCTAGTTTGCTCGCCCGAAGTTGCTAACTTGCTAGAGTTCACCGCAGGCTTCAAGGCTAGTGTTCTAGCTGACGAAACCAAGGGCGGCATGGTTGGTGTTAATAAGGTTGGTAATATCTCCAAGAAATGGGACGTTTATGTTGATCCCTACTTCCCACGTAATGTAATTCTCGTTGGTCGTAGAGGCAACAGCTTCCTAGAATCTGGTTACGTTTACGCTCCTTACGTACCACTACAAGTCACTCCCACCATCTTTGGTACAGAGGACTTTGCACCACGCAAGGGTGTAATGACTCGTTACGCCAAGAAGATGGTTAGACCCGACATGTACGGTCTAGTTATCTGCCAAGACCTCTTAGGTTAATTTGGCAGGGTAAATGAGTAAATGGTAAGGCGTTGAGGGAAACTTCAACGCCTTATCTATTTTTATATATTAAAAACTATTTACTCTGAGGGTAATCATAAATGTCGAATGTTCAAGATTTAACACCAGTTAGTACAGTGAGCACTGTTGTATTGTCGTCCTCTGTTAATATCGCAACAGCAGGCGATGTTGTTACTACACATTTGCCTTTTAATGTATATGGCACTGGTGGTCCATTATATTCGTCTTATTTTTTGTCAGGTGCAGCAGAACAAATTGCTTATACTTTTAAAAAGCTTGGTGGTGATGTTTTAGATATTGAGATCACAAATGGAAATGTTTATGCCGCCTATGAAGAAGCAACATTAGAATATTGTTATATCGTCAACATGCATCAGGCAAAGAACTCTTTGTCGAGCATATTAGGAAATACAACTGGGACATTTAATAATAAAGGTGAATTATTATCAGGCAACAATGCGGCTCTTAAATATCCTAAATTTAGACTTGAATATTTTAAGAAAATGTCTCAAGGCTTATCAGAAGAAGCGGGTTTTGGCGGTACAAACGAACTTTATTCAGCATCCATAGATGTTGTCGATGGTCAACAAGATTACGATTTACAAACAGTTTTATCTGGCAATATTGTGACAGATCCAACACTACCATATGCATCTGCTATGGGTTCTGGAAAAAACAATAGAATTAGAGTTCGTTCTGTATATTATATTTCACCAAGAGCCATATGGAGATTCTTTGGTTATTACGGCGGGTTAAATGTCGTTGGTAACTTATCAAATTATGGTCAGTATACAGACGCTTCAACATATGAAGTGATCCCCACATGGCAGAATAAACTTCAATCCATGATGTATGAGGATTCAATCAAAACTAGAGTGTCAAATTTCTCCTATGAAATTATAAATAATGTTATTCGCATATATCCTGTACCTGAGAGATTTGGGAATTATGAAACTAAATTCTGGTTCAGATTTACTATAGATAATACCGATGCCACGACAGAGACAAGTGGTGATTCTGTTGGCAATCTAAATGGCGTAAATAATGTCAACACATTGCCATTCTCAAATATCCCATATGAGAATATAAACAGCATGGGCAAACAGTGGATTCGTAGATTTGCATTATCTTTAACAAAAGAAATGTTGGGTCAAGTTCGTGGCAAATTTAATAATACAATTCCAATTCCCGGCGATAATGTCAGCTTAAATGCTACAGAATTATTATCACAAGCCAAAGATGAACAAGATAAATTAAGAACTGAACTAAAAGAAATGCTCGACGCTCTCACATATGACAAGATGATTGAGACAGATAAGAATAAAGTTACAAACGCTGTAGAAGTATATAAGAATGTACCCGCAGCCATATTGGTTGGATAAGGAATAATAAATGGCTAATAAATGGACCAGACCTACAAATCCACCACCTCCATTGTTTACTGGCAAGAAGGAACGTGATTTTGTCAAGCAAGTAAATGATGAGATTATTGAAAATGTTGTTGGTCAAACTGTGTTATATTACGCCGTAAGTATTGAACATACTAACTTCCATTCTCTTTATGGAGAAGCCATAGAAAAAACATTTTTACCTCCAATAAGAGTTTATGCAAGGGTTGAATGGAAAGGCTATGAAACACAAACGACAAATCTTGGTGTTGATAGAAGATCTTCAATTACTGTCCGCTTCCATAAAAGGAGATTAACGGCAGATCAAGACATGTTTGTGAGAGAAGGTGATTTTATTTTATATGGCGATCAATATTATGAAATTGTTCAACTAAATGAACCAAAACAATTATTTGGGCAAATTGATCAAAAGTTTGAGATAGAAGCAAAATGCATTAAGAGCAGAAAGGGTCTATTCGATGCCAAGTAATACTGAAAACTATATTATGCCTTCAACGCTTGAGAATATAGATTCGGCTCTTTATGAGTGGGTCAATGATACTCTCAATATTCATACAATATCCAACGAGGGCTGGAAAAAAGTCCCCGTTATTTGGTCAAACGCCGAGAGAGCGTTTATGATCAAAAATTTTAAAGATCGAAGGGATGATGAAGGGACTCTTGTTTATCCACTAATAACAATTGAAAGAACGTCGGTGGAAAAGAATCTATCTAAAAAAGATTCATTCGGCGTTAATGTTTTTGCTATTCCCGATGTTAAGGGCGGCGTCG